CCTAACATTATCAAACCCAACTAGTACTATAAGCATCACCAAAATCATCCACACTATTTCTCATTGCATAATTATATAATTCTTGGGCACGCCAAGTCACCATATCCTTGACCTTTCTACTATTCTCCTGCTCCAATTTTTCATTATGCTTAGTCATATCAGATATTATTTTATCCAAATTACTAATACTACTGAGCATCAATTTAGATAACGCACGCATATCCAGTGTCTTGCCTATGGTTATACAAAAGGTATTGGATATCTGCCTACTATTATGAACCTCATACACCTTTTTGATAGTGTCATATACTACATAATAATACTTATCTATCTTTTTTATTCTCTCGCATATATCAAACGTGTCACTGACGATTTTTATCTTTGCCATAATACTACCTCGTGTTTACCATACAAAATTCATTTTCGCAATTCCAGCAGGTTTGTCACATATCAACTCAGCATACTTAACTAGTGTAGCGGTGTGTACAGGATATCCCTCTTTTTGACGAAGTATTTGACCTTTGTCATTACTCAACCACTCCCAGTCGCACAATTGATGTAATTTTAGGCTATTGCTATCCACAAAGTATGCATCGTGTTCGCCCACAAATCTATCTGCTATTACAGGGATACCATTAAATGACAACGCCTTGTATCCACCTTCCAGATTCAATACATCAATATTTATTCTATTATTTGCCATCAAACTCTGATACTTTCTACGCACTCTCTGAGACATCAAAATCATATCTACATTGCTATTCCAGTTAGTACTAATATTATCTATTATTTCTAGCATTTTTGCTTCACCAAAAGTTGTGTCGTTTACAGTTACGTTAGTAGGTTTCAACCAAGACACATTTGTCCTATCTACACCGTACAATGTAGCAATATTCTCTACATCACAGATTGCACCTAGACCAGTAATTTCCCTACCAGCATTGTGTACATACAATTTTACATCATTAGACAATTCCATATCCATATCACACGCAACAGATAGTGTTACGGACTTGTTAGCGATATTCCAGTCTTTTACCTCAACATTACTAAATGCTTCGGATTTTACACCATCTACTACAATGTCTACTCTCATACCTACCATAATATTAGCCAAACTATCCAAACCAAAAACGTAATTGTTTTCACTAAAATTATAACAAGTAGCTAGATAACCATCTCCCGTACCATACAACATTCTGCCTAGATGAAACTTACCAGAATTAATTAAACCCTCCATCTCTGCATTCAATAAGTTTACAAATGCACCTTGTGTACTACTAGATGCTCGAATTGCCTTGTCACTAATCTCAATCTTACCATACAAATTGCGTAGGTCACTCTTCAACAAAATATAATTTAATCCAGTAGGTAGAGGCAAACCACTCACCTCTGCACCAGCACCTACTCCACCATTAAAACCATTTGTCACTACCTTGTGCACTTCTTTACCCACTACATTCTCAGTAGTTTTTTCTATCTTTGCTAGTAGCGGATTAACATTCATATTCAATTGCTCAGATAATACTCCCAAATATACATTTTTCAAAGCATTATCCGCTGTGCTCATTGTTATCATTATCTATTTTCCTCCTAAATAATATTGCTTAGTTTAGCCTGTCCACTTGGCTTACCACAGATTAAATCTGCATATTTTACCAAAGTAGCTTGATAAACTGCATAATTTTCTTTTTGTTTTAGTATTGAGCCATCTTCATTACTCAACCACTCCCAATCACACAACTGATGTAATTCAAAGTCTTTTGTATTCAAGAACAACATTGTTCCAGCTTCGCAAAATCTATTCTTAATTACAGGTATACCATTGTATGTCATTGTCAACACTCCGCCTGCCATATTTGTTACATCCACATTCTTTCTATTAGTTGCCATCATACTCAATAATTTACCCCTAGCAACACTATCTGCCAATATCAAATCAATTTGATTACCAGAACCAAACTCTACTACATCAATTACAGATTGAATCAAATCTTCGCCAAAAGTATATAAACTATCAGGCTGTCTTTTGTAAGCATTCAAAAAATTATACTCAGCACGATTTAGACCATATAGAGTCTCACTTGTACCAAATATTGCACCTAGACCAGTAATTTCTTGGTCCTTAGCATTTTGGATGTAAAATTTGTATTTACCAGCATTAGCAGTTGTCATAGTTGCACTCAACGCTCTATCCAATACAATTTGCTTCTCTTGATGATTAATTTCTACAATTCTTGTTCCTTGCATAGTTGTATCAATATTCCCATCATAAAAAACATCCAATACCATACCTTCCATTACATTAGCAGTGGTATTTACTTTTAATGTTCTTGTAGATGATGTAGCAGTAGTATACACAAATAATTCTCCACTACCATCACCAAACAACATTCTAGCCAAATTAAATTTGCTAGATGCTAGCAGAGACTCCATCTCTGCATTCAACAAGTTTACAAATGCACCCTTATCATTACTAGACGCACGAATTGCCTTGTCACTAATCTCAATAGAACCATACAAATTTTTTAATGTAGTAACAAAATTCAAATACTTGTTACCTACTGCCTCTGGCAACGCATCTGTCTCGTCGCTCGCATTGATACCACTATTAATTCCATAAGGTACCAACTTTACTATATTACGACCATACACATTTGCATTACTCTTTGTTACAATACTCAAAAATGGGTCGGTTTCATTATTCAACTGATTAGTCAAAACACCTAAATACACATCTTTGAGTGCCGCTTGTGCGGTATTCATATTAACCATAATTTTCTCCTATTCAAAATATTTTTTTACCAAGTGATATGCATCTCCTAGATTATTAGGTTTTCTCTGTTGTATATTACCTATATCATACCCACTAGTATTAGCCATCACTTTTGGTACACTCCACCTATTCTGATTTAATGTACCTAGATAATCATTGATTATCCTATTTTTAATTTTTTCATTACTCAGTATCTTGCTTTCCACAAAATTTTCATCTTCTATGAGTTTGTCTATGTCCAATCTTTCTCTATGCATCAATTTTGCATACGCTATATACAAGGGAGATTCACTATACTCCAAATCTTTGTCCTCGCTCAATAACCTTGCCATTTCCTTCTTTTGATTAGCATCCATATCAAATTGTTCAAAAAATTGCTTTATCTGAGTATCCCAATTAGACCTCTGCCAAAATGGTAAAGCCTTTTGATTGCTACTCACTTGGTCCTTATCTTGTGTATCCATACTAGTACTAGATGTTGATTTTTCAACATCGTTTTCAGTTTTGACAGCATTTTTACTATCAATGTGCATAGTACCAACACGTGTTTCAAGTATTTCTCCACAATTTTGCTTCGCTTCACAATCACTTTTCATTTCTTCCTTAGATACACTTTTTTCATCATTATCTAAGGTTTCTGGCGGGGTTTGCACCTTGTCGCCATCCATATTTTTCCTCAACTCTGCGAGCAACTGAGATTTTCTAGTAAATTCACTTCTCAAATTATCATACGCAGATTTCAAGGTCTGTACATCTTTGAATGTACCCAATGTAGAGTCCTCAATATTACTTTCTTTTACTTGGGATTGTTCTACAACTTCCATACTACTTTACCCCCATTTCACTTTCTGCTATTATAGTCAATTTTTTGAATTGCTTGTGTTCTCTAATATGTTTGAGCATATTCTCTTTGAGTTCCTTGTTTTCTTTTTCCAACTTACCAAAATCCGCACTCAACATAAATGCAGTATGTGTAGCAATATGTAGGTCGTGGTCGTGTATCTCCAACACCTCCAATTTCTCACCATCCACTACTGCTATATTTTCTCGTTTCGCACTATCTATTTGTAGACTGTTGTTGTCCAAAGCATCTTCCCATACACCAAAGCCTAACATCTGCAATACTTTTAACCTCATAGCGTTAGAGAGTTTGCCAGTCTCATCTTGCAATAGCCCAGCATTCAATAGGTCAAATATCATACTCCTGCGTTGAGCAAAGGTTTCACCCATCTCACTTCTAGTCTCAAAGGCAACATCATCCGATGTGATATTATTCTTATCCCAATAGAATAACCCCAGCTCTCCGCTATCTCCTATTATTCTACCCATCCTAGTAGTCGTAGCAAATTGCTTGTATAGCCTCAATATCATTTCACCCATCTTACGTATAGCAAACATTATATTTTCACCTGTTGCTGATACTCTGATTTCATCTTGCTCCAACAATATTTGCAATGCTATTCCACTCATATTACCTACATTAGCAATGTTGTTTACCAATAAATCACTCACACCACTAACTTCCAGAAATTCGTCCAACAATTTATTTTCTTCATCCAGAAAATCATTAGGTACATTCTCTGCCGACATCATATGCGGTCTGTCCGCACCTTGCCTATACACCAGTATTTTACCCGGACTCAATCCCTCTTCTTCTAGATTGTCTATATCCACTGAACCATCTTCTACTGTTAGTACTCCCATACTAATTCTATTCAAAAATTCGTGTTTCCTATTTTTTACTGCATTATATGCCCTTTGCACTGGAATAGTCCTATCTATAATACTACTACCCCAAAACAACGCTGGTTGCTCCACCGAGATTTGTTCCACAAAAGGAAAAGTCCTATCTCCATTTTTGTCATTCTTGTATGGCAAATCCCCTTCATACACTAGCTGGTCACCAGCTACAATCTCCAATCTACCATTTGGATACCTTACACTAGGCAATTGATACCTCTCTATTACCATAGCGTGATTGTGTTTCTGAGTCTTACCCACCTTTGCTACCGTGGTCAAATACCCCAAGCCTCCCGCTACTTGCGCATTGGTTAGATTATATGTATCTATATCCTGTCCTTCTACATCTACGCCCCATAATTGCTTGATACTATCCACGTGATAAGGCCTAGCATGTATTAGACTCCTACAACCTTGTATTCCATTGCTACTATTACTATCTGGAAAAATCTCAAAAGGCGAACATACCGCAATGTTTACATCCCCCTCATATATAGCTTTACCATCTTGCGATTCCCCTATCACTGCACCAGCATTATCATTCCATACAATCTTGTAAAATGCAGTTCCACAAATCTCGCTCCAACGTGTACCCTGTGCAATTATTCTAGACATATCCAATTCGCTAGCCACACTATCCAAAATGTTTTTACAAACTTTTGCATTACTAATATCATCCTCATCACCACTAGATGGTCTGACCATCATTTGCGGTCTCACTTTTGCTAGCTTCGCCAATCTTGTCTCTATCAATGGTGCTATATGGTTGTATGTCTCACGCTCTTGCCAAAAATACTGCTTTTCATAATCATCTATACTATCATTAGCATTTATCCCACAATATTGATTACCCAACAAAAAATTTATATTCAACTGCCATTGTGCCTCAAAAGGTTTTCTCTCCTCCTTTCTATTCTCATAATCTTTGATTATCTCATCTACTTTATCCTGTACTTTCATACTTAATTTTGTATTTAAGTTTTTCATATTTTTCTTCCCTTTACTATGTTAAATTTGCTTTTTACACTCCTAGGTGCCACCATTCTAGCACACTCTATCCCCAACATCTTCACACACTCCTGACAAAGGTACACTTGCTTCTTGCCAAAATGCACTCTCACTGTTGCCATATTTTCGCAATCCATATCCCCAGCACACTTAGCTTTCCTATTCGCTCTAATTATCTGCATCACTATCCCCCTTGTCCGCATTTAACATTTGCAATAGTTTGTCCCGCTCTCTTATCAATTCTTCATCCGTCATTTTGCTGTATGTGTCAGTATTGGCATAATCATTTATCTCCAACAACGCCCGCACTGCCTGTATGTCAGGTGGTAATTGTTTTTTTGTCACCTTCTTCTTTACTAATTTTAGGTCCTTTGTCTCATCATCTTGTGCATATTCCTCTATAACTTCATCCACACTCAACCCTATCGCTTTTTTTATTAATGCCTTGTTGAGGCTCTTCCTTGTATCCATTTTTTACTTACATCAACTTCCTTTTGTTCATTCTATTCCGCAATATCATTTTCTCTTTGTGTTGCTCAATCTTAGATAACTTTTCGTCTTGCCTTGTTGGTACATCTGGCCTAGACATAATGTAATACCTCAATTCATCCATTGCATGGTCATCCTTCTTTATCGGTGCATCCGCATTCCCCCACCAATAAGATTTAATCTCTCTTATCATATTTACACAAGTTTTGAATATGTACAATTTCACTTCGCCATTGCCATTTTTTAGATAACTCTTTACCTTTGATATACCTGTAAACAAATCCTTATTTACCTTAGTATTTACTAAGATTCCATTATCAAAAAACAACTCACTCACAGACTTGCTACTAGCCAAGGTCCGCTGATTAGCCGCAGGGTCAATTAATGCCTCTATATACTCACCATTACGCTTGGGCCAATTCAATTCCGTACATTTCTTCTTTATCATATT